TAGAGCGCTTCATTGACGTTGAAGAGGTGAGAGGTTCGAATCCTCTATTGCCCACCAGATACGACGATTGTATAACTCTTTATCGGTTACTGATGAAGAGTTTTTTTAATGTCGTAAAGAAGGAGTATAGAAAAAAAATGACAATTGCAAACTCAGATAACATCAGATCTCATATTTTCCGCGTGTATGTTGAAGAACGTACTTCAAAAGAGAATAAGCCATATAGTGTATTGAACATTGAATGGGTTATGCCTAATGAGAAGACGTATAAACAGACTGTTTTCCTCTCTGCTGAGCAATTAGCTCTTATAGAGTCATCAGTTGCTAAGGAAGCTCTGCTCTAGTTGTAGGGCTTTATATTTTTTGGTGCTTGCGGTTAAAAGTGAGTTAAATGTCAAGATAAAAGCAGCCAGAGTGCCATTGTAGCGGGCTGGTACTCAAATGATATTGAATAATTAAAAGCTACAAGAAAGGATTAAAGCAAGTTATGAAGCTTATTGAAGCAGCTGACGCTACTAGCATCATTACGACAGTTATCGGGTACTTTACTCAAAACTGGCCTGCTCTTGCAATTCTGATCGGCTTTGGCGTTGGTCTGAAGTTGTTCCGCAGCTTTGGCAATCGTGGCCTTAAAGGTCGTTTCTAGTAGTTTGCGGGGTATGCATTTCCCACCACGTGCTTACCCCGCCCTTGCTTAATTGAATTATGAAAACTATAGAGATCGTACAATTAATAACTCAGACTCTATCCGCTAATTTTTCTTCTCTTTTGGCTATTGTCGCTGTAGGTGCTGGGGTCAAGATAGTTTTAGATATTGTTTTCAAGTCGTTGTATTCGGTTACTAATTCTAAATAGGAGTTCTTATGTCATCAATGGAGTTACAAACAATTTTAGATAAGTTCCTTGTCAAATTCTTTGTCATTCTATTTTCTGCTTTTATTTGTTGGTATTTGATAAGAAGAATTAGCTATTCGGGAGGTGATAAGTAAATGAACTCTAGCGATATTGTCAGTTTAATTTATAACGCTATTACTCTTTTTGCGTTGGGCTTTTGCGCTTATTTTCTTTACATTGATGTCTTTAAGAATAGGAATAATAAAAAATGATGATGTTATTCGCTTTATTCTCCATTTTTTTATTGGTTATAGTGGTTTTTTCGATCGATGAAGAAAAAGAATATCAGACTTATTTAAGAAAGAAGCTTAAAGATGAAAATAAATAAAAGAATATTTTATGTCTTATCTTCTCTTTTAATTTTGGGCTATTCTGTTCTTTCGCCTTTTTATAAGGTTTCTGCTCTAGAGAAGAAAGATGATCTACCCTCTTTTAATGAAACTAAGAATACTAGCGTTGAATTTGGTAAGTTTAAGTCTGATGATCTAACTTATTTTTGGTATAACTATTTCTTTAATAAGAAGAAGGATGATAGTTTTAATTTTGTATGGGATTGTCCTGTTTTGACTAGAGATCAAGCTAAGGCAAGTTATGATAAAGCTGTAGTTAATAATGAGGGTTGGCTTGTTACTCAGAAAGAATATTTATTCGATTCTCTCTATCAAGGTGAGAAGACTCCTGTTAAGTCTTTGCAAGTCTATTGGTCTGAGAAAAAATTGAATAAACAATTATTAAAATATCAGAGGGGTCTAGGTTATTATTGGCAGTTTAATGATTTTATCTCTAACGGTATTTATTATCTGGATATGCGTTATGATGATAATGGCCGTGTTCGTATTGGGTGCTATGATATACAGTCTTTTACAAAAAACTATTCTAAGTTGACTGCTGTTTTATCTGGTACTAATGAAAATGTTGGTCCTGATGCACAGAAAAAAGGCTATTATAATAAGACTTCTACTTTAATAAATACATTTCCTTATGAAGTCGATAAGAATACTATAGGTGATAAGGTCATTGATATTCGCGATTCTTATCAACAGACTTTATATCCTCACTTTGAGTATGATTTGAAGTATCTTAAACTTAAACTGAAGCATCTTAAAAAAGAGGATTCTATAAAGTTCCCTGACGCCTGGGCTAGCTACGATAATAAAAAAGGTTATTATATTCCTGATAAGTCTGACTATGATATATGGTTTACTGTTCAACACCGTAAAGGTGGTGATGTAATTCAAAATGGTACACAATTTGTTAAGGCTGGTGGTTCTGCTGATTTTGAATTACCTTCTTTAGGTGAATATGTTATTACTGCCTCTTATAGTATTAAGGTTTGTTATGCTTACTCTTATGATAGAGATAAAACCATAACGCCTGCTGCTGGTGATTATTGTTTCAATATTCAACCAGATGAGACGAAAGCTGTAAAGTATGGTGCTCGTACTGTTTACTTAAAAGCTGATGGATCTTCTAAGTCTGGCAATACTCTAGGTTTAGACTGTAATTATGGATTTTGTTCTGAATTGAAGCAGAAGCCTAAGTATGAGGATTGTTCTCAATTCGATTGGAAGTTTGGTAGTATTAAGATTCCTTCGCCTGGCTCTATTGCTTGTGCTATACGTAATTCTTTTGTTTGGTTCTTTACGGATTTTCTTTTTGGTATAATTTTTCCAAAAATTGAAGATCTTCAATCTCTATGGGATGATCTATTGAATACTATTATTGATCGATTAGGTTTCTTAGCCCTGCCGTTTACGTTTATAAAAGGTGTATTTACTACTGTTGAAGCTATGAACTCTAATAATAGTACTTGTGCTGTTTCGCTTACTGTTTTTGGTTCTACCGCTAACCTTGAGATGTGCAGGTGGCGATATCAATTGCCAGCTGTCTGGTCATTTATGCAGATATTTCTTCAGGGTGGTATAGCTATTGGTTTCTTGTGGACTTGCTACAGATTAGCTAATCGGTTCTTTGGTATTTATGTTGAGGATTATGAAGAGGAGGATCACGATACTCAGTCTATACGTTGGTTTGACGAGCGTACTGGTGATCACGGTGATTGGGAAGAAAGGAGAAAGGATTAGTTTATGATAGTAATGTTTATTTTATCGTTTATAGTAGTTGTCCTTAAGTTTATTCTCTCTCTTATCTTAATTCCTGCTGCTCCATTAGTTTTTCTTAATGCTATTAATAAGGTTGTTCCTTATTTTGCTTTTCCTATAGTTGTTCTGAGGAATTATATAGGTGATACATTCTTCACTACAATGCTCGTTATGATTGTTACTAGTATTACTGTCTTTATAGCAATACGTCCTGTTCTTTGGTTCTATAACAAGGTGAGGGGTCATTAATGCCGAATATTCTACCATTCGTCTCTAAGTCTTTGTCTTTCGATAAAGAAGCTATTAGAGAAAATAAACGCAATCTTAAGGATCCAGATTACTTTCGGCCTTCAGGTATTCAGACCTTTTTCGGTGAACAAGGTGACGGTAAGACTATAACTCTAATTCATTTTTATAAGAAGATCGCAAAACGCTATCCGAAAGCTATTGTTGTTTCTAATATTATATTAAAAGACCGTACTGCTCTTAGGTTTGATGGATCTTTGGATAAATTAAAGTCTATCCTCTCTCGTGAGATTGATACCGTTTCTAGTTATATCTATTATTCTTCTTTAGAAGAGTATGCTCTTGTCAATCAGTGTGTTCGCAATGGTAAGTATGGCGTGATAGTTATTACTGATGAATATCAGAATTATTTTTCTAATCAGGACTCTCGTAACGTTCCACCATGGGTAATTCATCAAGCAGCTCAGAATCGTAAACAGAAGCGGATCCACCTTGTTACCTCTCAGGATTACGATCAATTAGTAAAAGCTGTGCGTCGTCGTTCTGATATTGCTTTCAAATGCAAGTCTTTCGCTCTTCCATTCGGTCTGTCTGCTGGCCCTATTTTTACAATTTACTGGGCGTTTATCGCTAAGAAGCTGGAGTTTGACAACAATGGCAAGCGTGTCGATGGCTCACGCCCTCTCAAAATGGGATTTTTCTTCCAGTCGCAAGCGTTGCGCGATTCATACGATACCAATCAGGTTGTATTTACTGGCTCTCAGGCTGACGGCGTCTATCTCGCTTCACAACCTACTGTTACGGTGAAGAAACTTGCTGTTCCCCTTAAAAGGCGAAAGGGGGTGTTTTCCAGGTAGAAGCGACTCTCTGATCGGCGCGAAAAGCACAGCTTTTCGCGTCCGGGCGGTGTCTATAGGTTCCCGCCCGTAGGGCTACTTGATAACCCAACACTTAACAAGCGTTTATAGAGGTAAACAACACGTAAAAAAT